AAAATAGAGGATAGAATAGCTTATGGCTACAATAGATAAAAGTTTACCCAATACAAAGACTGAAATAGAAATTCCAGGAGAAGAAGTTCTTGTTGGAGCAAAAGAAGAAGAGGTTGTTGAGGAACAAGGCAAAGAAACAGATATTACCATTGAAGAAGATGGTAGTGCTACAGTTAACTTTGATCCAAAAGCGGTAACTCCAGAAGGTGGTGAAGATCACTTTGAAAACTTAGCAGAATTTTTAGACGACAATGTTTTAGATCCATTAGCCTCAGAGTTAATGGACAAATACAAAGATTACAAACAATCAAGACAAGAATGGGTAGAAAGTTATAAAGAAGGTTTAAATCTTTTAGGATTTAAATATGTAACTAGAACAGAACCATTTAGAGGAGCTAGTTCAGTTACTCACCCAGTGTTAGCAGAAGCTGTTACACAATTTCAAGCGCAAGCTTACAAAGAATTACTACCTGCAGAAGGTCCGGTTAGAACTCAGATATTAGGAAATGTAGATGTTCCTAAAGAAGAACAATCTAAACGTGTTAAAGATTTTATGAATTATCAAATTATGGATCAGATGAAAGAATATGAACCAGAGTTTGATCAAATGCTTTTCTATCTACCCCTCAGCGGTTCTACTTTTAAGAAAGTTTATTATGACGATCTATTAGGTAGAGCCGTTTCAAAATTCGTACCAGCCGAAGATCTGGTCGTTCCGTACTCTGCTACCTCATTAGAAGATGCGGAAGCTGTCATCCATGTTCTACGTATTTCTCAAAACGATTTACGTAAACAACAAATCAATGGCTTTTACAGAGACATTGATTTGGGTGAACCGCCTTTACAAGAAGATCAATTAAAACAAAAAGAATTAGAGTTAGAAGGTATTAAACAAAATGGTAGTGAAGATATGTACACCATTTTAGAAATGCATGTAAATATAGATTTAGATGGTTATGAAGATGTTAACCCTGAAGATGGTGAGCCTACAGGAATTAAATTACCTTACATTGTAACTGTCGATGAAGCGAATGGAAAAGTTTTATCTATTAGAAGAAACTATGGTGAAACAGATCCATTAAAAAGAAAAAAAGATTATTTTGTACACTTTAAATTTTTACCAGGTTTAGGTTTTTATGGTTTAGGTTTAATTCACATGATTGGTGGATTATCTAGAACAGCTACAGTTGCATTAAGACAATTGTTAGATGCAGGAACTTTAGCAAACTTACCAGCTGGTTTTAAAACTAGAGGCGTAAGAATGCGTGATGATGCACAACCATTACAGCCTGGAGAATTTAGAGATGTTGATGTTCCTGGTGGAAACATCAAAGATCAATTTATGCAATTACCATTTAAAGGTCCTGATCAAACTTTATTATCTTTGATGGGTATTGTTGTTCAAGGCGCACAAAGATTTGCATCTATTGCTGATGCACAAGTTGGGGATATGAATCAACAAGCTGCGGTTGGTACAACAGTTGCATTACTAGAACGTGGCTCTAGAGTTATGTCTGCAATTCACAAAAGATTATATGTTGGTCTTAAAACAGAATTTAAATTATTAGCAGAAGTATTTAAAACTTATCTTCCACCGGTTTATCCTTATGATGTACCAGGAGCACGAAGAGAAATTAAAGTACAAGACTTTGACGATAGAATAGATATTTTACCAGTAGCAGATCCAAACATTTATTCTCAAACACAAAGAATTTCTATGGCGCAAATGCAATTACAATTAGCGCAATCAAATCCTAAAATGCATAACCTATATCAAGCTTATAGATCTATGTATGAAGCAGTTGGAGTAAAAAATATAAATGCATTACTACCTCCGCCTCAACCACCACAACCAATGGACCCAAGTTTAGAACATATTTTGGCTATCAGCGGTAAACCTTTTCAAGCGTACCCAGGCCAAGACCATAAAGCACACATTGATGCTCATTTAAGTTTCATGTCTATCTCTATGGTTCAAAATAACCCTATGGCTATGATGGCTTTACAAAAAAATATACTTGAACACATAAGTTTAATGGCACAAGAACAAATTCAATTAGAATATGTTGAAGAATTAAAAGAATTACAAATGATTCAACAACAAATGGCACCAATGATGCAAAATCCTATGATGATGCAACAAAATCCACAAGCAATGCAAATGCAACAACGTGTTCAACAGCTAACTTCTATAATGGAAGCTAGAAAAGCAGTGTTAATTGCAGAAATGACAGCTGATTATGCTAAAGAAGAAGACAAAATTAGCAGTGAAGTAGGTGGTGATCCATTACTTAAACTAAAATCTAGAGAATTAGACCTCAAAGCTAGAGCTGATCAAGATAAAAATGCAAATAACGAAGCAAGATTAGACTTAGACACTATGAGAGCTATGATGAACGACCAACAACACGATGAAAAGCTAGAACAGAACGAAGAATTAGCTGGATTACGTGCAGGAGTGTCAATTGCTAAACAACAAATGGCTGATCAAAGTAAAAGACACGATTTCGGTAGAAATTTTAAGAAAAATTAACTATAATATCATTAAGGAGAAACATTATGAGCAAAGATTGGACTAGAGGATCAAAATTTATGAACGACGATGTTAAAATCGTAAAAGAACTCGGCGTTGGTAAAGATGGTTACTCTCAAGGTGGTGTAAAGATTGAAGCTACAAACCCTTTTGAAACTCAAACAGTAACTGTTAGAGGAACAAAGGCTATGAGAGCTGATAAAAAACCTGTTAAGGCTAAGTGGTACTAATCCATGTGGTTATCGGCAATTAAATTAGCCGTTTCTGCTGGTAGTAAAATTTATGCTAACAAGCAGAAGGCAAAAGTCGCTATGTCAGACGCACAACTGCTACATGCAGAAAGACAAGCGCGTGGTGAGGAAGCTTACCAGGGCAAGTTGTTAGAAGCTAGACAAAACGACTACAAGGACGAATTCGTTTTATTAATTCTCTCGGCGCCCATCATTGTGCTCGCTTGGGGTGTGTTTAGTGACGACGCTGCGGCGCTTGACAAAGTAAAAGTGTTCTTTGAGCATTTCGCGGCACTTCCGACCTGGTTCAGTTCACTTTGGATCCTTGTCGTGGGAAGTATTTTTGGTATAAAGGGAACACAAATTTTCCGGAACGGAAAAAAATAAATAGGAGTAACTATGAGGCAAAACGGACAAAGATCAAATGTTAGATTTCCATACGGAAGTCAAGGTTTGAAAAAAGGTGGCAGTGTTAAAAAGAAACAAGGCTACAAAGATAGAAAAGATGAATCTATCGCTATGAGAATAAGAAAGAAAAGAACTAAAAAACAACTTAAAGATTCAAGAGATGAGTCTTATGGAAGATTTGGTTCTGCAGCTAAAAAATCTGGAAAGATCAATAGGTAGTTTATGAACTCAAGAAGAATGAATAGACTTGAAGAACTTGGCAGAGTAGATGCTGAAAAAGCTTTTACTAAATCAGGTAAAAGAAATCTTAAAGATGAAAAAGCAAGAATCGTTAGCGAATTAAAAAACGGCGGTAAAGTTTTAAAAAAAGTACCTGCTAAAGCTAAAGGTCTTAAAAAACTTCCTAAAAAAGTTAGAAACAAAATGGGCTTTCACAAGTCTGGTGGAAGAGTTGGTATGGGCAAAGCTTTAAGAGGCGGCGGACGTGTCAGATAAAAAGTTTATACAGAAAGCAATTAAGAAACCAGGAGCTTTACGTAAATCTTTAGGAGTAAAGAAAGGCGAAAAGATTCCAGCTGGTAAATTAAAAGCAGCTGCAAAGAAAAAAGGCAAGATGGGCCAAAGAGCTCGACTTGCTATTACATTAGGTAAATTAAGAAAAAAATAATGACAAAGCTAAAAGAACTATACCACAAACTTGTAGATAAAATCTTTGGAAAAAGATGCAAGTGCATTAACAGAAAAAGAGAGACGAAAACAATCTTTGAATGCATTGATTGTGGAAAGGTTTTAAATGGCTAAACTTTGTCCAGCAGGTAAAGCGGCAGCGAAAAAAAAATTCGACGTTTATCCTTCAGCATATGCAAATATTTGGGCTTCTAAATATTGTAAAGGCAAAGTAGGTAGAACTAAAAAAGCTAATGGTGGTTCTATAAATTCAATTTCTCAATCTAGAAAAGCAGTATCAAGTTATGCACAAGGTGGCATCGCAAAAGGTTGTGGTGGCATTATGAAAAACAGACGTAAAGTAACTAAAAAATACTAATGAGCGGTTTAAAAAAATGGTTAGATGAGAAATGGGTAGATATAGGTGCTCCCAAAAAAGATGGTAAATATCAACCTTGTGGAAGACAAAAGGGAAGTAAACGTGCGTATCCAAAATGCGTACCACTTGCAAAAGCAAAATCAATGAGCTCATCACAAAAATCTTCTGCAGTAAGAAGAAAAAGAGCAGTATCTAATAAAGGACCTAAACCAACTAATGTTTCAACATTTAACAAAGGTGGAGCTGTTGGTAATTCAATGATAAGAGAAGCACAAAAAAATTATGATGGAACTTATATTTACGGAGATTTAGGTGGAGTTAAAGTGGGTAATCCAAGTTATAAAAAATATTACAGAGGTATGATCTAATGAGAAAAGCAGACAACATGCCAGCAAGAAACAAAAAAAACTTTAGACCTACAAAGTCTGGAGCAGGTATGACACGAGCCGGTGTCGCTGCTTATAGAAGAAAAAATCCCGGTTCAAAATTAAAAACAGCGGTAACTGGAAAAGTTAAAAAAGGTTCTGCTGCAGCGAAGAGAAGAAAATCGTACTGCGCAAGAAGTGCAGGACAAATGAGACAATTTCCTAAAGCTGCGGCCAATCCAAATTCAAGACTTAGACAGGCACGTAGAAGGTGGAAATGTTAATCAAATCAGTTTTACTAGACGCTTTAGAAGCACGATATGAATCACAAATAGCAGAAGCAGATGCTATTATTAAAATTTATTTAGAAAATTCTGTAGGTATAGGAGAACATCCACAACACTTAGAAGAAATAGATAAACTATTCGATAAAATTGCTACAGCACAAGAACGATTAGAGGTGCTTGAAGATTTTAGAGAACAACAAAAAGGAGAAGAGTAATGGACGATATGCAATTAATAATAAAGATTCAAAGATCTTTACAAGATAGATTACAACAAATTGGTGATGCAATCCTAGCTGGAGGGGTTGACAACATGGAGAAATATAAGTATCTAGTAGGACAGGCACATGCCATACAATTAACATTACAGGATATCTCTAACCTGCTAAAACCTAAGGAGCAAAAAGATGAGCAAGGAAACGTTATCGACATCGGAAAAGGAAGTCCCAAAAATTAAATTAGGTCTTCAAGACAAATACGAACAAGAAAAAAAAGAAACAGCCCCAGAACCAGAACCTTTAAATCCTGATAATATAGGACAAGATACGGTTGATGAATTACCAGAACCCTCTGGTTATAGAATTTTAGTTTTACCTTTTACACCAAAAAATAAAACAAAAGGTGGAATTTTATTTTCCCAAGAAACTTTAGATAAAGCAAGAATAGCTACAACATGTGGTTATGTTTTAAAGATGGGAGATTTAGCATACAAGGACAAAGATAAATTTGGTGAGCCTTGGTGTAAAAAAGGAGATTGGGTGATCTTTGCAAGATACGCAGGATCAAGACTACCAATAGAAGGTGGTGAGGTGAGAATATTAAACGATGATGAAGTGTTAGGAACAGTTAAAAATCCTGAATCACTTCTTCATTTAATTTAACATAGGAAGGAACTATGCCAGAAGATAATAAAAGAAATGAAGATCTAATTGATGTAGGTGAAACTGAAGGAGCTGAAATTAATTTAGATGAAAAAGGAGAAGCGGTCAAACAAGAGGAAGTAAAAGAAGAGATCGAAGTTGAACAGGTACCTCAAGATAAAACTTACGAAAATGAAAGAGAAGTTAAACTTGAAGAAAAAAAACCTGAAGAAAAAGATGAGTTAAAAGAATATAGTGAAGGAGTTCAAAAAAGAATTGCTAAACTAACTCGTAAAATGAGAGAAGCAGAAAGACAGCGAGAAGAAGCTGTTCAATATGCTCAATCAGTTACTCAACAAAAAAATCAAGCAGAACAAAGATTATCTAAATTAGATAAAAACTATGTTAGTGAATTTGAAAACAGAGTTACGACTAGTATGGCAGCAGCCAAGCTAGCTCTTAAAAATGCGATTGAATCACAAGATGTTGAAGCACAAATAGCAGCACAAGAACAGTTAGCTAATTTAACTGTAGAATCTGCTAGAGTTAATGCTTTAAAAGCTAGAGAAGTAGCAGCACCTAAAGAAAAAGAGGTTAATGTTACTCCACAGCAACAACAACCAACACAACAAAGTGATCCTAAAGCCGAAGAGTGGGCTGCTAAAAATCCTTGGTTTGGTAATGATACTGCTATGACTTATACAGCGTTTGATATACATAAAACGCTTGTAGAAAAAGAAGGATTTGATCCTAAATCTGACGAATATTATGAAGAAGTTGATTCAAGAATAAGAGTTGAATTTCCCCATAAATTTGATAAGGTAGAAGACAATACTACAAAAAGAGCAAGACCTGCTCAGAATGTAGCTTCAGCTAGACGTTCGAGCTCAACTGGACGCAAAAAAACTGTGAAACTCTCGCCATCACAGGTAGCAATTGCTAAAAGAATAGGCGTGCCACTCGAAGAATATGCGAAACAATTAAATATCACGGAAGGAGC